TCATGATTTCTTATGTTTTAATTGATATTGTTTCCGTTGCTTGCAGGCTATTTCAAAAGCCGTTCTTATCTCGTTTGAATAATTTCGGATATTTTCTATTGATTGTAACTGAATCCATTTATATCCGGTTCTGTTCTCTGTAACAAAACATATCCGCTTGCTGTACGGCCTTAATGATACACGGCATACCCACCAATATTCATGTCCAGTCCAAATCAGCAGATAGCCTTTGAAACTGGTATATGATAGTTCACTTTGTTCCCCAAGAACAGCTCTGATTATATTGTATGCATCTGTTTCCTTACATGTAATCACTGCATCTTGTTTGTCGCTTATAGCAGCCATTCCATCGTTCGGTGCTTGTCGTGGTTTCTCTTCTTTCACCAGTATGGCGGTATCCGGTCTGCCTGAAATCATCCCTCCTATCACGGACAAGATAGATTTCCTCACAATCGGTCTGTATTCTTCGATCAGCTTCGGTGTGGATTTCCCGTTATTAAGACTTCTGACAAAATACCTCGTAAACTCATCGCCCGGCGACTGGAAATTCTTTGCAAGAATCTCCTTTATCTGTATCATCATTTGCAGTTCCTTTGCCGTGCTGAATATTTCCGACTCATTGTAGCATGACTTGTGGAACTTCTTCATTTCCTCTATATCTGCATCCGACAAGTCCAGCATATTCACCACCAAGAAAGGTTTCTCGTCCATGATGTTCGTCTTGGCAAGATCCGCATAAAACCGATACTCGATACCGTTTGTAAGCACCCCAAAGCGTGCGTTGGACGCAGCATAGTATTTTGAAAGCTGGGTATTGTGCAAGTCAAGGTTCTGCTTACAGTGCTTGCATTCTATCAGAAGAATCGTCCTGCCATCCTTTTTGATGGCGTAATCTATCTTATCACCTTTCCTTGTCAGATCGCAGTCCATTTCAGGCACTACCTCAAAAGGATTGAATACATCATATCCCAACGCCGTTATTATGGGCATGATGAAGGCGTTCTTGGTGGCTTCCTCTGTCTGGATGGCATCTTTCTGCTTCTTTATCCTTTCCGCAAGCTGAAGTATATTGTCTTTGAAATCCATACCTATCTTATAAGTTGTTTATAAATTCGATCGCTTCATTCTGTTCAGATCCGGTGTATTCCATATACTCCCTTACAGCCTGCTCGATGTACCCACGGGATTTTAAGACGTTCCACTTCTTTATTTTCCGCTGGTATTCTTCACTGCTTCTGTCTATAGTAGGACGTTCTTTCTTTATTTGTTGTGCAGAAGTGCTCTCCTTTTTGATTTCGGTTGCTGCTACCACCTTTATATCACCTTTGCTCTCTTTGTTGTTGTGCTGCTTGGGTTCCTTCATTTCCGACGCTATTGTTTTCAGCAGTGCCAACATTTCACTGTTTTGCTTTTCGTACAGCGCCTTGATGCCTGCTACATTATTGGTCATATTCCACACCTTGAAGAACAAGATTATCTGCAAGATTCCAAACACCAAGCAAACGATTGCTAGAATTAATGTAAATGTTTCCATAGTGTATTATTAATTAAATTTCATTTAGTCATCCTTTCCATTAAAGACAGCAACCTGTCCACCTGCTCTTGCGCTTTCGCTGTAAGTCTTTGCTGTTCCATCAGACTTTCCAATGCCTTTTCCAGAGCGCTGGTGGTATTCACGTTATTACCGTTTCCTGCTACAGAAGTTCCATGATGGTCGCTATTGACAATATATGAAGATGTATCGTTAAGCATCTCCCCTTCTCCCGTAAGAAGCCAGTCAGTATTAAGTTCAGGGAATTTTCTCTGAATATCCAGCAAACCACGTTTGCCTACAGAATTTTTAATCTTGTGCACGTAACCATTGGATAGCCCACAAGCCCTTTCGAAATCTGATATTGAAATCTTCTTCGATGAGATGAAATCAAAAAGCCTACTCTGTACATTCATAAACAACAAGTTTAATTAATATTAAAATCCACTGATTAATCACTGAGTTTTCTTGTTTCTTAGATAATATATTTATCTTTGCATTACAAAATTAGTAAAACAATAAATAAATCAAAATAATATGGCAGAAAAAGAAGAGAAAAGCCCGATTACACCAACGCTGAGAGTGATGAAGATAGGTGAAGAATTTACTTATCCTATTCAGATGATGACTTCCGTCAGAACTGTATGTACCACATACGGACTGCAATGGGGAAAGACATTTAAAACCCGTATAGACAGAGAGGCTAAAACAATTACAGTAACTAGAATGAAATAAATTATGTTTGGATTTGGTAAGTTAGTCAAAAGACACAAACTGTCTGTTGCTGAAGAAGCGGAGTTGCGCAAATGGAGCTATAATACAGCTTCTTTCGTTAAAGACTATTACAGATATTGTGAGTCAAAAAACATTCCAACCATTCCTGAAGATTTGCTTGCGGAAAGGTTGGAACGCTCCGAACAATTATTCAAATGGCTTACGACAGGGCATTTTTAATAAGAGTTATGACTTCCTCATAACTCTCACTAATATTATAGTTAATGTATTCAAAACCATTCTTTTTGTTACTTGACGGCATTTGTATGCCAATGATAGCATTATTGAAGAGTGATTCAACAATAAAAATAGATGATACATTAATCAACACCTTGGTAGTAGGTGCATTCTCATGTGTTATCACATGAACTTCGATAAAATTTTTCATGATTCTTAATTTTATAAGTTGATATTGCAAAGTTAAGAAAAGCCTCTGAAAAAGACATGAGTTGCCGAATCGAATTGGCTCAGAGGCGCGATTTTAAAGAGTTCTTTGACATTTTGGAAAACACAATAAAGAAAACTTTCAGCACATCAATTTGTCTTTAACGTGATGAGTATGCTTGGTGTGAGGCACAAGTATCGCTGAAAGTATGACCTTCAGATACAGCCTGTGCGGACGTAGTGAATATTCCGTACAGGCACGAGTTTTAAAAATATCAGATTATAAGATTCATATTGAATAGTTCACTCAGTGGTACAACACAATTAGTAACAGCATTCAATATCAATAGCACATCACGTTAAACAAAGTTTAACTAATTGATAATCAGTTGTTTATATTTGTATAATCCACTTTAATAAAGTATCTTTACAATATCAAAATAAATCCATAAACAGCAAGGATATGAAAAGATACGATTTAAGCAGAATAATGACAAGAGCGCATTACATTTTCGGCCACACGTTCAATACCACATTCAGCTACTGCCTGACAAAAGCATGGACGGAAGCCAAAGAGGAAGCAAGAATAAGCGAGGAGAATGCAAGGCGTGCCGCTGAATATAAGGCAAAGTACGGAAACCGCGATTACAGGAACTACCGATCCTATTACAGTTCACGCATGGGACGCAATGACTGGAGATGCGACTACCGCAATGATGCCAAAGCAACAGTCATCCGCTCGTTCAATGCAAGATGATGGTTGTATATGACAGATTCATTTGCCAGACTCTATATAACCCCATCCCCTCCCGTAAGATTCGGGATAACAACCGGTTTAAGCCATTGAGGGGGTCATCAGTATGCTAGTCTTATTTTGTTTGTGTGTTAGTCACAATTCTTTATGTATCTAATTCTGAAAAGTTCCAGATGTTCCGGTCCGTGAGGATAGGAACACCACTCCACTCTGTCACAGGTGCGTACAATGGGCATGAATCATTATCTCTATATTCATTTGCCAGGTATGGAGGTTCGATACCTCACAGAGTGACCAAATATCAAATCTTAATTCATTATGGAAAATAAATATCAGATAACAGGCTACCAGCTTGTTTATGCCAATGGAGGAAGGGATACAGTAAAATTGCAGACCCCTGTCATTATAAGCGACATAGAGGGATACAGACGTAAGATACGTTCTGTTCACAACTGTATCAGTGTCAACCTCAGTTATATCGAACTGCCGTGAGATTTTACCGCAATGTACCAACTATAAATCCTGAATATCATGTTAAACGAGGAAGTATTGAAAATCGTCCTGAATGACAAGACATTCGGACAGAGAGAAGCCGCCACTATCGTGGGCGGACGAGGAAGGTTGTTCAGACTGGTAGGTTCTGGTGCCATACGTGCCGAAAAGAAACCTGCCAACAGGCAGAACGGAAGATGGTACTGCAACGCCTTTGATGTACTGAAACACGCCGCGCTCAAATAG